CCCCCTCGGTCGGGTCCTCCCCCAAAAGAGGCCAAGTAGCGGGTGTGGGCGACTGCGGGATTTCGCTCTGTGAAGAAAATTATAGGGGGGTTCCACCGCCCTTTCGATGGAATCGGAATCAGATGGCAAAGAGCTATCCTGACGAGTTGCGTGAACAGGTCGTGGCCTTCATGGACGAGGGCCATACGGTTCGGGAAGCGGCGGCAAAGTTCAACGTCAGCCCGAGTTTCGCGGCCAAATCGCACAAGAAACATGCGGAAGCGGGCGAAAGCCTCCCGCTGCTTAACGAAACGGCACCTGCCGAACCGGAAAAGCCCTCGCTCGATATCGAAATCACCGCATCCGAACTGGCGGAACTGCTGAAGGTTTCGAAGCGGGCGGTTTCGGATTTCGTAGAGCGTGGAATCGTGGTGAAGACAGAACGGAATCGCTTCGACCTGCGCCAATCTATCCAGCTTTATTGCGAGCATTTGCGCATTGTTGCCGCCGGTCGCGGCGGTGACGGCGCGGATGTTCTGACCGCCGAACGCGCCAGACTGGCGCGAGAACAGGCCAACCAGACGGCCATGAAAAATGCGGCCATGCGCGGCGAACTGATTTCGATGACGGACGTGCGGAACGAGTGGGTTTCGATAGGCCGACGCATCCGCAACGCTGTTCTGTCTGTGCCTTCGCGCTGTCGGCAGATGCTGCCGCATCTCACGACCTACGATGTGGACCTGATCGGCCAAGAAATCCGGTCGGCGCTTACCGAACTTGGTGACGAGGACGATGACAACGGCGCTGGCGACATTGCGGCGAGCGGTATGGGACAGCCTGTTGCCGCCGCCGAAACTTCGGCTGTCGGAATGGATTGAACATAGCGTCCATTTGCCGGAAGGCGTTTCATCGCTGACCGGCAAGGTTCGGCTGTGGCCTCCGCAGCGTGAAATTGCCGATGCCATTGGCGATAGCGCGATTGAGCGGGTAACGCTGGTCAAGCCGGTCCGTGTCGGCTTCACGACGCTGCTGACCAGCGCCATGGCAAGCTTCTGTTCTAACGATCCATCGCCGATCCTTTCGCTTCTGCCGACTGAGGCCGACTGCCGCGACTATATGGTTTCGGACGTGGAACCGATTTTCGATGCCTCGCCAGCGCTTCGCGGTCTTTTGACCGGCGACACCAGCGAAGGCGGACGCAACACCCTTCTTGCCCGTCGCTTTCCCGGCGGCTTCCTGAAAGTCATTGCCGCCAAGGCACCGCGCAACCTGCGCCGTCACAATGTCCGCATCCTCTTCATTGACGAGGCGGACGGCATGGATGCGACGAAGGAAGGGTCGCCGATCCTGCTGGCGGAACGCCGCACGCTGTCGTTTGCCGACCGCAAGATTGTCATGGGTTCGACGCCTGTTTACGAGGCGACCAGCCACGTGTTGCGGGCCTATGAGCAATCGGACAAGCGTATTTATGAGGTGCCTTGCCCCGAGTGCGGTCACTTCCATGAAATCACATGGGCCGATATCCATTGGCCCGAAGGTGAGCCGGAAAAGGCGTATTATGTTTGCGCCGAATGCGGCTCTGTGGTGGACGAGCGGCACAAGCCGGGCATGGTGGCGAATGGCCGCTGGCGCGCCCTTCGACCGGAAATCAAGGATCATGCCGGTTTCCGCATGAACGCCCTGATTTCTCTTCTGCCTAACGCCTCTTGGGGTCGGTTGGCGAAAGAGTTTGTCGCCGTAAAAAACGACCCTTCGACGCTGCAAACCTTCGTCAACACCATCCTTGCCCAAGGGTGGAAAGAGGACGGCGACGAACTGGACGATATCGAGCTTGCGGGCCGGGCCGAAGATTTCGGGCTGGAGAATATCCCGATCCAAGTGCTGATTATCACGGTCGGCGTGGACGTGCAGGATGATCGTCTGGAAGCAACCTTCGTCGGTTGGGACAAAGAGGGCATCCCCTATGTTCTCGGCCATACTGTTGTGTGGGGTCGCTACGATGACCATACCACGTGGGCCGAACTGGACGTTGCCCTGACGACGCAATGGGACCATCCGCTTGGCGGCAAGATCAAGGTCGATGCCGTTTGTGTCGATAGCTCGGACGGCGAGACGATGGAAACGGTCTATCGCTTCGCGTTCCCGCGCTTCAATCGCCGCGTTCTGGCGATCAAAGGTGCTGCGGGCAACCGGCCATGGATTGAACGCTCCAAAACCAACGTCAAGGGCGGACGGCTTTTCATCGTCGGCGTGGACGGCATCAAGAGCCACATTTTCGGCAGGCTGGTCCGGCCCAAGTCCATCCGGTTTTCGAAGGACTTGCCGGAAGTCTGGTACGAGCAGCTTGCGGGCGAAAAGATGGAAGTCCGCTATCTGCGCGGCCAGCCAAGCCGCCAGTTCGTTCCGATACCGGGCCGACGCCACGAAGCGCTCGACTGCACCGTTTATGCCTTCGCCGCCCGCCAGATGGTCAATGCCAATTGGGCGCACCGCGAGGGCGAGCTTTCGACACCGCCGGAACCGGCGGTCGCCACCTACACACAAGAAATCGCGAAACCGGAGTGGCTTGCATAATGGCGACTACAGACGATCAAATTGCTGCGCTTGAAGATGCAATCGCAATGGGCGCGCGAAAGGTGATATTCCACTCTGGCGGCACGCGCCGCGAGGTGGAATATCACTCTCTCAAAGAAATGATGCAGGCGCTTTCCGCCCTGAAATCCACCCGGTCGGGCGGCTCCCGTACTATTTACGCGGCGCTCGACTGATGGGCCTCGCGACCGTTCTTGACCGGACCATTGGTTATTTCTCGCCCGAAGCTGGCCTTCGGCGGGTAAAGCACCGCGCCGCGCTGCAAATCATGTCGCGCGCATACGCTGGCGCAGAAACCAGCCGCCTGAAATCCGGCAGGCGTGCACCATCAACATCGGCGGACGCAGAAATTGCGCGCGCCGGTCGGACCCTTCGGGACCGCATGCGCGATCTCGCCCGCAACAATCCTTATGCTGAAAAGGCAATTCACGAACTGGTCACCCACGCTATCGGTGACGGCATCATTCCCCGTTCGAAAAACAAGAAGCTCAATAAGCTTTTTGCGGAGTGGAGCAAGGTTTGCGATGCGGACGGCGATCTTGATTTCAACGGTATCGTCAACCTGACGGCCCGCGGAATGTTTGAAAGCGGTAACGGTCTGGTTCGCCGCCGCCGCCGCAGGCTGGAAGATGGCCTGCCTGTCCCGCTGCAATTGCAGGTGCTTGAAGTTGACCTGATTGACACCGCCAAGGAAGGTATTCTTTCGGATGGCGGCAAGATCATCCAAGGCATCGAATTTGATGCCATCGGCAGGAAGCGTGCCTATTGGATGTTCGGTTCGCATCCGGGTAACAGCTTCTTCGACCCGAAATCCACGATTGTTTCGAAGCCGGTTCCGGCGGCTGACATTGCGCACGCTTTCGAAAAGAAGCGGACGCAGGTGATGGGTGCTCCGTGGGGCACGGCGGCAATGGTCGATACCTACGATCTGGCGTCTTACGAACAGGCGGAATTGACGCGCAAGCGGCTGGAAGCCTGCCTTGTCGGCGTGATGACCGGCGGCGACGAAGCCGACCAACTTGGCATGTCAGTGACTGATAGCCAGCCCACCAAGCCCGGCATCTATGACGTGAACGGCAGGCGTGTCGAAAAATTCGAACCCGGCATGTTCTACAATGCCGTCGGTGGCCGGGGCATGGAGTTCTCGCAACCGGCGGTGACGGATAGCTATGATCCGTACAAGAACTCGATGCTGCACACCATTGCCGCAGGTTGGCGCGTTCCTCATGCGATCCTGTCCGGTCGGCTCGACAAGGTGAACTATTCGTCCAGCAAGGTTGGGCTGGAAGGGTTCCGCCGGACGATTTCCGCCGTTCAGTGGCTCATCATCATTCCGATGCTGTTGCAGCCTATTTGGGACTGGTTCTGCGAAGCAGCCTACTTCGCGGGCATCATCAAGACCCCAAAAGTTGCCGTGGAATGGTCGCCGCCGCGCTTCTACTCCGCCGACCCGCTGAAGGACGTGAACGCCCGCATCAAGGAAGTGCGGTCGGGCTTCCGGTCCCTCTCCAGCGTCATCGCCGAGATGGGCGAAAACCCGGATGACGTGCTGGACGAAATCGCGTCCGACGCCGCCAAGATCGACAAGCGCAAGCTTGTTCTCGACAGCGACCCCCGGCGGATGTCTCAGGCCGGGCAGGTGCAGCAGCGCGACGAAACAGACGACCCGCCCGACGACAAGTCGGAAGACGACAAGGACCCCGACGATGACGAAACTTGAACTGCGTAAAGCGCCTGCGTCCCTGCCGATGCAGGTTCGCGGACAGGACCTGAATGTTAGTTCGATCGATGCGGAGGCGCGCACCGTTACGCTGGTATTCACGACTGGCGCGGCGGTGCGCCGCCTGCGCTATACCGGATGGGACACGGCTGTGCCATTCGATGAAATCCTTGTCGTCAGCGAACGGGCGCTGGACCTGACGCGCATGAATTTGGGTGCGCCGGTTCTGGACAGCCATTCCCGGTGGTCCACCTTTTCGCAGATCGCCGTTGTTGAACGGGCGTGGATCGAAAAGGGCGAAGGATGGGCGACCATCCGTTTCCCCAAGGCCGGGATCGATCTCGCCGCCGACCGCATGTTCGGGCTGGTTTCTGACAAAATCATCAAGAATGTATCGGTGGGTTACTCCATCGATAAAATCAGGGTGGAGGAAGCGGCGAAGAAAGGCGAGGTCGAAAAGATTTTCGTGGAGCGCTGGACGCCAAATGAGATTTCATTTGTGACCGTTCCCGCCGATCCCGGCGCGCAGGTCCGATCCAGCGAAGCCACGTTCCCGCTTTCAATCCAGTCTGCCGCATGTCTCGACCTTCGGGCCGCTCGCATGCGCATGGCCGAAGCCGAACGCCGCTTCGGCTGACACTCATTCCAATTTTTCCAGTTCGCCGCCTGACTTCTACCGGGGATGCAGGGCGACGGCGCTTGTCCTGCCCGGTAATACAAAAGGAACCGCACGCCATGAAAAAGGCTGCATATGTTTTCGCGACCGTCGCCGCAATCGTCTGCTTCGGTCTCGCCTTCACCATTCTTTCCGCAGACCCTTCCCATGCTGCTTCGCTGATCGGCCACGATGCATTCGTGCAGACGCGCGGCATGCTGGATCATGTCTATCAGGCCACCCCGGCGCTGCTGGCGTTGCGGGCGACCGCCGCCGACCTGACGACGCGCGCCGAAAACAAGCGCAAGGAACTGGTGGAAGGGCTTTCCGATGAAGCGGCCCGCGCCATCGAAAAAGAGCATTCGGACATTCTCGCCGAACTCGATGGCGTCCGCGCCGGGATTGCAACGCTCGAAAATGCGGAGCGAGGCGGTACGGCCCCCGCGCCCCAGAATAACAATCCGCAGGCCGCAGCGCAGAACGCAGAGCGTGCCGAACGCGAGCGGATCACTACTATCGATGATCTGGCGGCGCGTGCGGGTTTTCCTGAATTTGCGCGTGACCATATCCGCTCCGGCACTTCGCTGGACAGCTTCCGGGGTCTGCTGCTGGATCACATGGTGACCAATGAGCGCACCGCACCGACCGACAGCCGCGTTCGCGTGCAGGTCGGCAACGACGAAGCCGATACCATCCGTTCGGCCCGTGTCGAAGCGCTGGCGTACGGTCTCGGCGCGCCGGTCCCGCAGGCCGGTCCGTCCGCCGCCGCTCGCCAGTATATGGGTCAAGGTCTGGTCGATATCGCTGCCGATTCCGTGAATTTTCATGGTCGCCGCATGCTGAATGCTCGCGATATCGACAACATCTTCAGCCGCGCCGCGCATTCGACTTCTGATTTCCCTGTGATCTTTGAAGGTGCAGTCAATCGCACGCTGGAACAGCGCTACGCACTGGCGCAGCCGACCTTCAAGCGCTTTGCCCGCAAGAAGAACTTCCGCGACTTCCGCCCGGATACGGTGGTCAAGACCGGCGATTTCCCGATGCTGGAAAAGATTCTGGAAAACGGCAAGATCAAGTTCGGGTCGTTCGGTGAAGGTAAGGAAGCCGTACAGGCATTCAGCTATGCGATTGCCCTGAACATCAGCCGCCCTATGCTCATCAATGACGATCTCGGCGCCATCGCCGAACTGCTGACGAGCTACGGCGCATCGGTCGCCCTGTTCGAAGAACTCACCTTCTATGCTGGCGCATACAACGGCAAGCTTGCGGACGGCAAAACCGTCTTCCATGCTGACCATAATAACCTTGCTGCTGCTGGTTCTGCCATTACCGTCGACAGCGTCGGCGAAGGCCGCAAGTCGATGGGTCAGCAAAAGTCGCTGGATGGCAAGCCGTTGCTGGCAAACCCGGCGCGTATCATGCTGGTCGGCCCGAACCAGTTGACCGAAGCGGAAAAGCTGCTGGCGTCGATCACGCCCGCAACGGTTTCCACGGTCAATATTTTCTCCGGCAAGTTCGAACTGGTGGAAACGTCGCAGATCGCTGACAATTCCTGGAATCTCTTCGCCGATCCCGTGACCGGCTCCAATTACCGTTGGGGCTATCTCGAAGGTTACGAGGCCCCGCGCGTCCGCATGGACGAGCCGTTTGGCTCGCAGGGTTTCAGCATGTCGGTTGAACACGACTTCGGTTGCGGCGCGACCGACTTCCGCTTCGGCTATCGCAACCCCGGCCAAGCGTAACCCGCTCGCCTGACTTCGTTGGGGGAGCCGCCCGGCTCTCCCTTTCCTGTCACGTTGATCGCAAGGAAGATCACCATGAAAAATTATCGAGGCCCCGCCGATACGGTGGAAGTCACCGCGCCCGCCGATGTCAATTCCGGCGACGGCGTTCTTGTCGGCAAGCTGTTCGGCGTGGCGCAGTTTTCCGCCAAAGCTGGCCAGCGCGTCAATCTCGCTCGAGAAGGCGTCTTCACCCTGCCCAAAACGAATGCGCAGGCATGGACCGAAGGCGCACTTCTTTATTGGGATGGTGCCAAGCTGACCACCGCCGATAATGCTGGCGCGAATACCAAGGTCGGTTACGCCGCCGCCGTCGCCGCCAATCCTTCGGCGACCGGCGACCTCATCTTGCATCAGTAAGATGGTGGACTGGCGAAAACTGGAAGCTGCCGTTGACCGGAAGGTTGGCGGCGCTTTCGGCGAGACGGTCCGCCTGTCGTTCTTGGTGAACGGCAAGACGGACCCGGCCCGCCCTCAGATCGTCATCCACTGCGAGGCATTGCACACGGAAGACGACACAACGCGCCCGGCAGGCAATGCCGTTAGCGGCCCTCATCGCGTTCGCTTCGCTGCGGCGGATGCCGTTCTGTTCATTGACCGCTCGACATACGAAGGCCCGGCGCTTCAATCCGGTGACCGGGTTCGTGCGATGGATCGGGCTGGCGAACCGGCTTGGTCGGTTGATTTCGTCAGTGACCGGCATAGCAACCTTATCGCTGTCGCCCTGAAAGAGATTTAGGAGCTTCCATGTCCTTTATCAATTTTGCCGCCCGCATCTCCGCCGTGGAGGCGACCAAGGGAAACACCATTGTCGGCTCGAACGTTCTGGACAGCGAAATCGGCGTACTCGATATCGCTGCCGATGGTTCATTGCGGACGGATAAGGACAAGCAATTTATCTCGGTTTACACCGACAGTTCTAAGGTCTCGGACGGTCTTGAGCTTCGCTCACTGTCGTCTCCCGGCCTTCTCGATATCGTCTTCGAGTCCGGGGTGGCCACGGCGCACGCGGTCACCGATTCCGAAACGGACGAAAGCGTTATTCTCGGCATGCCTGCGACGGACGCGACGTTTGAGTTTCTTCTTGATATGGCGCTTCGCCAGACTGGCGATGCCCTCAACGATCCCGATAATGAATGGGCGGCAATCTTCCGCTCACTCTGCCTTTCTTTCCAATCTGTTTCGCGGTCGCGCATCAGCGGCGATACAAACGGGATGCGGCTTGCCGCGCACCAACTGAAAGTCACCGCGAGCATGGTGGCCGAACCTTTGCGCGGCGAACCGCTTAATCCCGGTTCGCCCTTCGCCCGGTTCCTCGCCAAATGCGAAAGCGATCTTGCTCCGAATGATCCGTCCATGGCCGAAAAGATTGCCCTCATCCGGGCGCAGCTTTCCGGCGATGCCAGCGAATTGCAGACGGCAATGCGGCGATACGGTCTTATTCATGACGAGGCCGACGCCATGTTGATCACGCCTTACGAGGGGTCGCCGTAATGGCCAGTTTGGTGGACCAGATCACAGAACTTTATATGCGAATGGCGGAACTTGAGCGCCGGAACCGCAACCGGCGGCGCAAGGGAACGATTGCCGAAGTCAGCGACGACAAATCGAAATACCGCGTCAAGCTGTCGGAACAGGAGGACGGCAAGCCCTACCTGACGCCGTGGATCAAGGCGCGAACCCTCGCTGCCGGTGGCGTCAAAGTCGATGTCCTCTACAGCGTCGGCGAACAGGTGGATGTTGTTTCCGAAAACGGCGACATGACCGATGCGCAGATAGATTTCTCCACCTACAGCGACGACAACGCCCGCGAAAACAGCGACACGCCGTTTCATATCAAGATCGGCGATACCGTGATTGAAGCATCGGCGGGACAGGCGAAAGTTACGTCGCCGAAGGTGATTGTTGAATCGCCGAACGTGCAGCTTGGCGGCGACGGCGGCAAGCGTGTCGCCCGGCTTGGCGACAGGGTGCACGTCTCAAGCGGTTCGTCTACGGGCTTTGGCCGATTGTCGAAGCCTCGGAAAAAGTCTTCGCGGTGGACTGAGGAAATCCCATGAAAAACTACAAGGTACGAACCGGCTGCGAAGTCGCCGGGCGCTGGCGGTCGGCTGGCGAAATCATCCCCTTGACCGACGACGAAGCCCGCGAGCTTGCGCCGCCCTTCGGCAATGTCGTTTTCCCTGAAAAAGAGGATAGCGCCCATGGCAAGCTCAACCGGCGTAAACGGCCAGACCGGCGCGCCGCTGAATGACTGGCCGCATACGCAGCAGTCAATCCGCAAAATCCTGAAAACGCCGAAAGGCTCGCGCGTCATGCGCCGAAACTTCGGCAGTGATATCCCTGATTTTATTGACAGCAAGATGACGCGGCGGAACGTGCTTGCGCTCTACTCCGCCGCAGCTACCGCAATCCTTGAATGGGAACCGCGCTTCCGCATGACTGCCGGGCGCGTGACGCAAGCGGATGCCGGTGGCGTCATCGCGCTCGATATCTTCGGCACCTATTATCCTCGCGGCCATCGTGGCGATTACTCCATTGCGGAGAGTGCCACCGTCCGCGTCATTTATCCGGGCAGATGACCATGGCGATTTACGCACCGACGACGATTGATGTTTCCCGCCTGCCGTTGCCCGATGCGATTAGCCCGCTGGATTTCGAAACGCTCTATAGCGAATTCAAAGTGCGCTTCGTCGCATTCTGGAACACGCTGCGGGCGGTCGATCCTTCGCTACCGGAATATGACGTGCAGGATCTCGAAACGGACCCGGCGGGTGTCGTCGGTGAAGCTTGGTCATACCTGCGCCTTCTGGACCGGCAAAACGTCAATGATACTTTCCGGTCGCTTCTCGCGGCATATGCGAAGGGGTCCAATCTGGACGCTATCGCCGCAAACCGGAACATTGTCCGCCTGACCGTGGTTCCCGCAACCGCGAATGCGGCGGCCATCATGGAGGGCGATGATGCGCTGTTGCGGCGTTATCTGCTGTCTTACGATCTGCCGTCCGCCGGTTCTGCCGGTCGCTACCTTTATGATGCGTGGACGGCTTGGCCGCAATCTGCTGACAAGGCGCTTGGGCTTTGGGATGCTCGGGTAAATGGCCGGGCTGTCCATGGCCGTCGCGGCGATACGGATGTTGTTGTCATCGGCCCGATGGGCAGGCTTCCGACTGCCTTGGAGCTGGATACGGTCCGGGCGTCGGTAACGAACCCAAACCGCGCGCCGGAAGCCGTGGCTATCTCGGTCATGGCCGCCGGGCGGACGGAATACGCAGTCTCGCTTGTCCTTGAAATTCCGGCGGTCGGGCCGTCTGCGGATATCGTCCGGCAGGAAGCGGAAAAGCGTGTCACCGCAGCGGCGACCGCCCGAATCCTGATCGGCGGCGAAATTCCAGAAGCCCTGTTTTCGGGTGCGGCCTTCGGTGATGGCGTTATCAGGGTGCGCGACCTCGCGCCCGTCGTCATCCAGCCCGACGCCTATAAGGTGCCGGTGATGACCAGCCTTAACATCACTGTCGAGGTGCGGGCATGAGCGACGTAGGTGTGTTGCTGCCATCATCGGCGGAGCCATTCGAAAAGACGCTTGCCGCCGGTATGTCGGATGATTTGCCGATACCTTACGCGGTGCTGATGGACCCGTACCAGACGCCTGCGCGGTTCCTTCCATGGCTTGCCGTGCATCACTCGGTCGATCTCTGGTTTGACGATTGGACCGAAGAGCGCAAGCGGGAAATGATTGCGCAGTGCGCCGGGGTTTCAACGCTCTATCCCGGGTCTCCCTTGGCGGCGCTGAAAGGCACGCTTGCCGGGCTGAAACGCTACCTTGCGTTTGTTGATGCGGAAATTGTGGACCGCATCGCCCATCCGAACCGCTTCACCTTCGGGCGGGCGGTGATTGGCCGGACCCCGATAGCGCATCAGCCATTCGTTGCGCATTACCTTGTCCGCGTCACGCTGACAGCGCCGAAGAACCGCTTTCAGATTGGCCGCAGCGCCTTCGGGCGAGCGGCGATGACGGCCATCAACCTTGAACCCATTCGCCGCGCCAAGCGCGCCATGACGACCGCCAAGACACCGGAGACGCTCTATTCGGTGTCCTTCGCATGGCGGCGCGGCATCACCTTTAACGACAATATTTTCATCGACGGAAGCCATGCCTTCGGCGGTTACATGGATCGCAAGCGGCTGGATTGAGGGTAACGACACATGCAGCGCACTTCCTTTGCAGAAGCTGAAATCGCCGATCACGCGGATTTCGAAGCTATGGGTTTACAGGCGCAATCCGCGACGGACGGTCTTTGGCTGGATGCCATCGGCTATCCCGCCCATTGGGCCGCTTTCACGGTGGCACGTAAATCGGCGCAGGAAATCACGGTTTCCGCTGGCCGTTTTGTCGCCGGGGAAATCGTTTATGCGCATGAAGCGCCGAACGATATGAACCTTCAGATTTATATTCCAGCGGCAGCTTCCGACCAGCGTTGGGTTGCGATCCTGCTGCGCGGTAAGGAAGTGACCGACACGGCAACGCGCCCGTTCGAAACTTCCGACGATCCTGAAACCAGCGTCATCGTCAACCGCACGACGCCAAAGACGATCCGCCGGGTTGTCGAATTGATCGTGCAGCCGGGCGAAGCGAATCCGGTTCCGGTTAAGCCGGTGGTGGCATCGACGGACGCATGCATCGCCTTTGTGCTGCTGACCTCGGCGGGCATCACCGCTATCGAGCCGGGCAATGGCGACCGCGTGAAGACACTATATGAAGTGGAAGGGCGTGTTGCGGCGCTGGAAGTCGATCTGGACGGCCTGTTCATGCGGACCGAGACCATTGAAACGCAGATCGTCAATATTACGGCCAAGCTGACCGAGATTCCGCGCCCCGTCGTCATTCGCCAAATGCAACGTGATATCGGTGCAGCCCGGTTGAAAGTCGATCTGCCGGACGAGGCGCGCGCCTATGTTTTTGATGATGCCCTTATTCCCGACCGTTGGGATATGACACATGTCGATTGGCTCGCGCGCATTGAAGAGGGCGTCCGCTTCGGTTTTGCAGCCGAAGCGCAGGCGCGGCTTGAGGTACAAGCCGAAGACGACCCCAAGATTTATTTCCGTGGTCGCCGCATGGTGCCTGCCTTTGACGAGGTGACGCGCATTGCAAACACCTCGCTTGATGCCACGCTCAACATTTCGCAGTTGGTGCATACGGAAACCTCGCTGGTTCGCAAGGAAGCTTCCCGCGTACGTCTTACCTATGGTCCGACGATGGGCGCATGCGAAAACGCGGCGGGGTGGGCAGGCCTTGGCGGCGATTCCAGGGTGGGGCAGATGCTCAATGTCGGCGGCGAGACCTTCGAAGTGGTCTATATCGGCGGCAACTTCGGTCCCGGCCATCAGACTTACGGCGTTCGCCAGCTTCGGTATGAAATCTATAGCGAACCCTATTGGGAGTACGTCACCGAAGAGGTTGGCATCAACGGCTCTATCTGCGCGCAGTCGTTTCTCGTCGCGCAGCCCATGCAGGTCACAAGTCTCGACCTGTCGTTTGCCCGCGTCGGTATCGACGGCGATGTGCATGTGTTCATCGTGGAAACCACGACCGGCGGTGTACCGCGTTTTGACGCGGTGCTGGCGCAAGGCATGCTGAAACATGCGGAGCTTACCGTTGGCTGGAACAAGGTGGAATTGCCCATCACGTTGCTGGAAAGCGGAAAGCGGTATGCGTTCGTGACGGTAACAACCGGCGCGCATGCGCTGCATATTTCCGGGTCGAACAAGTATACTGGCGGCACGCAGTTTCTCACCACAGACGGCGCGTTTGCTCAAGGATCGACGGAAACGGATATCTGCTTCCGGCTGAATGCCGCCCGCTATCGCAGCCCGCGTACGGTCATTCCGATGCAGGCTTTGAACCTCGCGGACGGCATGACGCAAATCGACATGCTGTTTGCCGGTTGGGTGCCGGGTGGTTGCGCGCTTGGATGGGAAATCCGGCCTTCCGGTGCGACCGTCTGGACGGAACTGGATGATGGCGACCCGGCAACGAACCCGCTTGTCGGGCTTCCCGCTTCGGTGGAATTGCGCATGGTCATGATGGGTACTGCTGATTTGCAGCCGATGATCCAGCTTGACCAGAAAGCGGTTTCCCGTGTTGCCCGAAACCGCAACAGCATGCGTGCCGTCAGCAAGAGTTTTCCATTCGGGTTTTCTAGCACAAGTATTCAGACGCAATACACGCTGGATTCCTTCGATCCTGCCCGGCACGCCTTCACACCCGCCATCATGGTCGGAAACACGGTCGTCAACCCGGACAGCACCGAAATCACTGTCGATCCGCAGATGCCTGCGCGTCGGACCTATCTTTCAACCTACACGCTCGGCGCTGCGGCCAATGCCGCCCGGATGCGTCCTGCGGCAACCACCAACAATGTAGCGTCCGTGCCGTTCGTGCAGGACGCTTTCATTGCCGCACTTTAAGGGGTTCCAATGGCTAGCAAGATCGACCCGGAGAAATCCTACGATGTGAAACTCTCGCGCATCGTCAAGCGCGGACGTTTCACATTCTATCCGTTGAACGAAATCAACATGCGCGGTTCGCTGGTGATGGCGATCATCGAGCAGGAAGGTGACGAGGTGCTTGACTATGCCAGAGAGGTCTGACGGCTATCAGCTTCCCTCGTGGCCGAAGACGCTCATCGACCGGCTGTTGTGGAATGCCACGATGGCCGACATTGATGAGCGTCTGACTGCCCGCGAGCAGCTGGAAGCATCATTTGAACGCCTCATGGCAGAGGGCGTGCAGGCGTCACTCGATTACATTCAGGTCAATGTTGCGCCGCAGATTGCCACCCTGCAGCAATCAATTTCGCTCGCACAGGAGCAAATTGACCAGATCATTGTCGGCGGGACCGCGCCGAATGCCCTCAAGCTCGGTGGGAAAGAGGCTGCATGGTATGCGTCAGCGCAGGCCGTACAAGACGCCATACAGGATGCTTCGGAGGCTGTTGATACCAAGCTCGCCGACTATCTGCGCGCCGATCAGAAAGACGTTGCGGATGGGGTAGCGCCACTCGGCCCGGATGCAAAAGTGCCGCAGGCCAATCTTCCGGCGCTGACGACAACCGCCACAGTGGGTGCAGCCGTCGCCGGGGCGAATGGCAAGGCAACGCCTGACGACGGCGATTTCTTCGCTGGCGTTGCGGCTGGTGCTTCCACCATGTTCAAAACGACATGGGGAAACATCAAGGTTGCGCTTACCACGCTCTTTGACGGGCGATACTTGAAACTGATTGGCGGCACCTTAACGGGCAACCTCCAGATCAGTAACAACGCTCCCACGGTCCATCTGCGGGACACCGACAACAATCAGACCCGAAACTTGCACCATAACGATGGCAACATCGGCTTTGTCGCAAGTGACGGGAATTGGGCATTCCGGGTATCCGATGACGGGGCGATGTGGTCTCGCTCGATAGGTGACATCAATAGCCGGATCGAAGACCGTGCCTACGCTCATGCAAACGAGCGCGGTCAGGCTTGGGCTAATGACCGCGTGGCGAACCTTAATTCCCGGTGGGTGTCTCGTGGTGAATTCACTATGAGTTACAACTTATGGCGGGAAGCTCCAGCAGGAAGCGCGGTGACTGGCTTTTATGTCGAGAGCAACAACTGGATGAAGCACTTCTGTTACCGCTACTTCCAACTGTTTGATCCGGTGCGCGGCTGGATCACGGCACATAACGCTTGAGGTGAACCCATGGAAATCGTCAACTTTGGACACTTCAAGCTCACCAGTACGAGCGGCATCATGTTCTTCAGCAATGAGGACGGCCACGACTGGTATGATATCCGGCACGGTCTTACGACATGGGACGAACAGGGCAACTTCCTCACGGCCATTTATGGCGCGTGGGCGATGGTCGACCCGGTGACATTCAAAGTCACCAACGTTGAGCAAGACCCCTCACGTATGGTTCCCAACGACAGGATTGTTTTGGGCATTGACGCCGACCCGGACGATATTGCGGATGGAACGCTCTATCAGGGCGGTGTGCTTGTTGACGCTCCACCAGAACCGGCAGTTTTCAATAACATCTCAGCCCGTCAACTTCGGCTCACCCTCGTTAGGAACGGCATTTCCGTAGAATCGGTGGAAGCTGCAATCGCCGCAATGCCGGAAGGTCTTGCCAAGGAAGAAGCGAAAATCGAGTGGTCTTCTACTGGCAATTTCGAACGCTCTCACCCGACACTTCTGCTAATTGCCGCTGCACTCAGCCTGACTGAAACGCAGGTTGACGCAATGTGGCGACAAGCGGAAATCGCCTAACGCCAGACCGGCCATTGAACTGTTGAAAATACACCCCGCCGCCATCGGCGGGGGCGCTTCCTCATCTCCGGGTTTGAGCCGGAACCCTTCTTCAAAATTTGGAACCTTCAAAGGAGACCAGCAGAATGGTTGACCTGTCCTATCATCATGGCGTCAAGCTTGTAGAAAGCGCCGACACCCCAGCAATCGCAGGCGTGACCCGCAGCGGAATTACCTTCGTCAACGGCATCGCACCAGACGCGGACCCTGCCGCCTTTCCTCTCGATTATCCGACCATGGTTCGGTCGTTGACGGCGGCGGCGGCGCTCGGCGCAGCGGGAACCCTGCTGCAAGACCTTACCACTATTTTCGATGAAGGCGGCTCTTGGTGCATCGTCAACCGTGTCCCCGACAGCGCCGACCCGGCAACGCTGCAAAACAACCTCATCGGCGATCCCGTGGCCCGGACTGGCATCTATTCCGCACTCCGCGCCAAGGCCCTGACCGGCTATCAGCCGCGTGTCATCATCACTGCCGGAGATACCGGCGCGTGGATTGAAGACGGCGTTGTTTCGGTATCGCTGACTTCGCAGGGCGACAACCTGACGGAAGCGCCGGTCGTAACCGCGACGGGCGGCGGCAATGATCCCGGCAAGGTGTTGCCGACGCTGGAAGCCGTGATGGGGACCGGGGCTGACGCCGACAAGGTTGTTTCGGTCAAGGTCGTTACGCCCGGCAAGAAAATGTCGCAAGCGCCTGCCCTGACCTTCACGGGCGGCGGGGCGGATGCTGGCAAGGTGCTGCCGACCGCCACCGCCAATGTCGGTGACGTGGCGAACCCCTTCGTTTCGGCGCTGAATGCCATCACCCCGAAAATCCGCGCGCGCGCCTATATCTCCGGGCCGAACACGACCGACGCCGAAGCCGTGCGCTTCCGTCAGACGGTTAACGGCGGGCGCATCCTCATCATCGACCCGAAGGTGATCAAGAACGTCAACGGCGTGCCAGTGACCAAGCCTGTTGCCGCCGTCTTCGCTGGCGTCCGCGCACGTGTCGTCGCATCGTCGGAAGGTTTCTCCGGTTCGGTGTCGAACAAGATCATTCGTACCATCGACGGCGTGGCGCGGACGATCTCCTATCCCGATGACAGCAACTACCTGAACGAAAATCAGGTCGCCACGATCATCAATGAGCGCGGCGGTTTCAGGACGTGGGGTAGCCGTCTCGCAATTGATGATCCGCTGTGGCAGTTCGACAGCGTGCGCGCCACCGCCGATATGGTCAATGAAGCCCTTGAAGACCTCTATTTCTTGCATGTGGATCGCAAGACTCGGAAGGGCAATTTCAAAATGCTCATCGAAGACGGTAACGCGGCTATGCGTGTCTTCACGAACAACGAAGACATTCTCGGCGGTAGCGTCTGGCTGTCGTCCCAGAATGATCCGACGCTTATGGTCAACGGCAAGACCCTGCTGGGTGTGGAGTTCGAGCCGGTCGGTCTGATGGAGCAAATCCACATCACTACCCATCGCAATCCAATCGTCCGGTATCAGTTGCTGATTGACGAGGTGAACGGGGCAATCGAAATCGGCGCGCTCTCGGTCGCCGCGTAAGGAGCTTTTCACATGGCGCAAAAAACTCTCCCGGCCTACATCCTGCGGAACTGCATGCTGTGGGCCGACCGTCAAAGCAAGCTCGGGCAGATCGGCGATATCACACCGCCGGTTCCCGAAGCCGTCCGCGAGGATGTCCGCAATGCCGGGATGATCAAGGCCCGCAAGGTCCATCTCGGTTACAACGCGCTGGAATTCAGCTTCAAGATGCCGGGCATGGACCCGCAGATTTTGAAGCTGCACGGTATCAAGATCGGTACGGAAACGCCCTTCATGATTACCGGCGCACTGGTGGACGAGGACGGCACCACGCATAGCGCGGTGATGACCATTCGCGGCAGGGTCTTCAAACCCGATGCCGGCACGTGGAAGCCGGGCGAGCTTTCCGAAAACGACTACGGCGTGGACGTGAACTATTACAAGCTCGAAATCGACGGCGAAGAAATCTACGAGATGGACGATTTCGATTTCAAAGTCGGCGGCGTCTCGCAGTTCGGCGATATCCGCAACGCCTTGCTGCTGTAGCGGCTCGCCCTCCCTTCACTCTCCATTCCTTCCAATCCGGCCCGCGTGATGCGGGCCATTTTTT